TTTCGAGCTAGATGCTCAAGCATCTGTTGCTCGACATGGTGGCGATATAGCCACAGACCCAAGCAATACGCAAATGAAAGCCCTATTCCTCCCCAGATGATTACGAATGCGTTCATGCGAAGATCCGGTCAAGGGCTTGATTCATCACATCGGTTTGCTGGAGCATGATCTTGTCCAGATGAGAGAAGTGACGAGGTTGGATGGATTTCTTTACTTCCATTTCTTTTTCTGCGGCGATTGCCAGATTAAGGATTTCCCTTGCCCTGGCCGTGCTTATGCGGATCTCCGAGAGTCCATGACGCTCGGCTCCCTTGATTTGCACTCGTAGAAGCGGTGCAATGCTGTGAATTACTGCGTGTGTGTTTTTCATTTTTAAGGTCGCGGGTTGTGGCGACAAGGACGAGTTTTTCAGAATTTGATGATGCGTCAATAAAAAAATGGCCCCCTCCCAAACAACCTTGGGAGAGGGCCGCAACCCCAGCACACGACTGCTGGAAATACTTGACTAGCTCTTACGAGATTTGGTTCCACTGCAATGCCACTTCTTGCGAGACATTGTAGCCATATTAGAATGGGATGTCCTCGTCGGAGTTTACGGAATTGTTCTTGGGTTTCTGTTCGCCCTGCTTGTAAGGCTCCTTCATGGAGCCACTGATGAAAGAGCCTCCGTTCTTGCCCTGCTTGTCCCAGCCAGAGAGTTCCCACTCCTTACCATTGATGGTTATGCTACCAGTGTAGTTTGGGGCTTTCGGGTTGGCGTTCTTTTTAGGGAAAAGAATAAACCGCTTTTCGTTATCGTATTGCATTGTTGTTTGTTGTTAAAACCTTTCGTCGAACCGCAATAAGTGGCTCTTGAAGGTTAGGGGAATACTAGCTCGTGGACAGGCTCTGGCAAGTTTAATATTCAAGAACCAATCTTCTTGTTGCTTCTCATCCTGCGAGATAGTCAAGAACAAATCGCAATCATGTTCGATGGCCCTTGACTCTCTGGACGCTCCCTCGGCGTTGAGTTGCGTTAGGGCAAGCACCACCACATTGCATTCCTTGGCAAGCATCTTGAGAGTTCTGGAAGCCTCTGCAACTTGCCTCTCCCTAGAGTCTGTCTTATTGGTAGGCTCAAGCAGTTGGATGTAGTCCACAACAATCATCTTCACATTGTGAACTGCAACCATGCGCCTTACGGCGGCTCGGAGTTGCAAGCAGTTGATGGAGCTTTCATCCCTCACAAAGATTGGTAGATTCGCAACTTTCGACACTCCGAGACATAATTTATTCATCCAGTCTTGAGATATTTCTTGATCGCTGGAAAGCAATGATAGATCCAACGCACTCACCGATGAGATGATTCTATCAATGAGTTCTCCCTTTGACATTTCAAGTGAAATTATTCCTACGGGATTGTTCGCAATTCCTGCCGTCCGCATTGCCATATTGAGGGCAACGGTGGTTTTGCCCCCTTTGGTTGGCGCACCAATCACTACAAGTTGACCAGAGCGAAGACCTCCAGTGATCTTGTCCAGCTTGTCAAATCCAGTGGTGATGCCAAGGAGCTTCCCCTTGTTCTTTCTCATTTCCTCGTATTCATTCAGCCTAGAATTTGCAATCTCCTTCACGCTTTCGATGCGAGATGATGACTCGGCATCAGCGGCAATCGCCACTAGAGCTTTCTGAACCACTTCTGATAGCTCTCCTGCCTCTGCTGGATTCTGGGCTGAAGCTATGATTTTCTCGGCGGCAGAGATCGCAAGACGTGCAGTGTGTTTGTGGCGCAGGATCTCCAGATATTCACGCCAGTTGCTAATCAGTGCAGGGGAGATGAAACACTCGGATATAAAGGCCGGCCCTCCAGACAAGTCGAGAGTCCCTGCGGTCTGCATATGCTCTGTGATGGTTACTAGATCACAATCCTTGCCCTCCTTCCATAGCTCCAACACCCCTTCAAATATGCGTCGATGATCTGGATGATGGAATAGCTTTGGCGTTGCATAATCAGCGGCTTCATTAAGGATAGAAGACCGCTGAAGTACGCAGGAAAGGAATGCCTTCTCTGCCTCTAAAGATGCGGGGAGACTCACAATTCAAAAATTACGGATGTTGTGGGTGTCTCAAAAACTTCTACTGCATACAAGGAACGCAATTTGATATGCAACTTAATTGCTATCCAAAACGCCAAATTTTCTGCTGTAGTTTCACCATCAATTATGTGATTCAAAAAAGAATGATCTAATTCTTCAATTAAGGGGCGTACCGCATAGGCAATATCCGCATAATCAACAACCCAATCTCTGTTTTGATCTAATTTGCCTTTGCAATGCACTCTAACTTTGTAGGAATGACCATGAAGTCGTCCACATTGATGCCCTGCTGGAACTTTGGTAAGTTGATGTGCCGCTTCAAAAGTAAAGTCTTTCCAGAGTTTAAATGTTTGATTGTATTTATCTGCTTTCATTTTGTTAATTTCTTTGCTTTTTTAATTAGTTTTTCAAAGTTGTTCGTCCAAGGGTAAATTGATGATGATTCGATGTAATTTATAATTTCTTTTATTATTTCTTTTTCAGTTTTTTTCATTTTGTTGATATATAGCTGTGGATTTGCTATTTTTTTCAATGTGCCAGATGATGTGGTTTCGGAGTTTGTGTTGAGCGTCACGGGACTCTCTTGTTTCTACTTCCATTTTACCCACTACTTGTCTGATGGTTTCTTGTTGTTTTTTTGACAACCTAACCATGTCTCTGGCTAGTGTTGCTAAAAGTGAATTTGTAATTGGGTGATTTCTTTCCCATTCTATCTCTTCTTGTTCAGTCATAAATTTAGTTTTGCCTGTTGTTTTTCAGACTTTAAATAGTTTTCCAACTCTTGAGTTCTCTTTGGATCTCTGAACCATCCCGTTCCGTCACAAGATTCAGCCCCATTCTCTTCTGCCATCTCAAGCAACCTTCTTGAATTAACACGACCAACATGAACCCGATCAAAATGAGAAGTCCATATTGGGAGAGATTTCCATTTCCATGATGTTGTTCCCCCTACAAATACAATGTCAGCTTCTTCTGGAACATCTTCTGTAGCCATGCCATCTTGAACGGCAAATGCCATAGGAACTCCAAATGCTTTTAGTGCTGGAGAATGCTTGTGCCACATTTCAATAGTTTTCTCTCTATTGCCTACTGAATCTGGAACAACGACCCACATTGGTTTCCAAGCAGAGTAAGCATCTAGAAAAGAATAAAATGGTTCTTCAGACCATTCTCTTCCCGCTGTGTAAGCACCAAATACTCCGTTATCTAATGCCCAAGGTATGTTTGGTTTAGGCTCACAAAGCCTTTCGCATGAATGAAGGTGAGCTAATCTATCTGGAAACATACCAAAAAGACGACCACATTCAAAACCAGTATTATTTGATGGCATTACAATCATTTCTTCTTCCGCTTTGGTTCTGGTTTGGCGGCTTGCAATGCCCAATAAAGTACTACTTGCTTCTGGAATACGAACCACTCCTTTGATAGATCCTCTTTCCAAACCACTTCAAAGTCCCCCTCATCTTGCTTGCCAATACGGACGATGGCGTGAGAAGTGATTTGATTGATTTTTTTTGTTCCAACAACCTTAACACCTTTTGGAATAATCTGGTATGGGCCAATTTTGATATTCTCTGTTTCTTCTTTGCCAAGTAGAATTGGAACTTGCTCTTGATTTTCGTTCCACAATGCGGCATACCCTGCAACTTGCCTCCAATAAGAATCGCTGATCTTCTTGCTGGTTTTGAAGTCGATCAGAACATGATCCCCATTTGATCGCTTCGCAACAAGGTCAATGGTTCCGCCATAACACACTCCGTTATGGACGAGTTGAGTTTCAGTTGCCACCTTCTCCAGATGTTGCTCATCCCACCAATCAATGAACTTGTTGTAGCAGAGCAAAGCCTTTTCGATGTCTTCGGTGGAGTAATCGTCAAGGTCGGCAACTTGCTGGTTTAGGTAGCACTCAATCAAGAAGTGAGCAATCGTGCCAATGTCTGCGGCCTTGTCTCGCTCCTTGCGGTAGTCCTTGCCCTCCATGCCAAGGTTCCATGCCCAATGAATCAACGCCCCAGCATCGTCTCCGATCTTGCAGATAGTGCTACCACCTGGCACTTGGGTCTTCCCGTCTGACAGGAAGTATTTTTGATGAGGCGCATTACGCACCAGTTTTGTTTTTTCCATGCCCTACCGATAGTCAGACTCTTGCGTGTTCGCAAGCACATATTCATCCCAATCTTCAGAATTTTGCGCTTGACTTGCAGTGGCATTCCCCAACCCGTTTTGGTTGACGAACAACTCCACAAGCAACGAGAGCGCATCAGCTCTATCTGGAGAGTTGCCCTTGGTTCGATTCTTGAGTTCCTTCTTGGATTCCAGCAAAGTCTTCTCGTTTTTAAGCGAGTAGATTCGGGCGCAGAGTTCCCTTGCAGTTTTATCGTCTAGCCCTCGCATTCTTCCTGCCATCACCACCACTTTGATCTGACTCCAGAGTTGAGTAACTCGATTGGCATAGACTTGCTTGGCAGGGCGAGTGTCCTCCACGCTTATTGCAGTGTCCGTGGCAGAGCCTCCGAAGCTCACTCGCATGAAACCATTCTGCCATCTCTGCGAGATGATGTCGGCAATGCCAGCTCCAGCACCAGTTGCGTCAAGCGCAAAGTCTTCTGGCTCCACGCCCCTTGCATCTAGCTCCTTGATCGTGAGGTCAGCAACTTGGTAGAACAACGGATAGTTTGGATCGTCCATGAGGTTTAACCTCACAACGTCAGTTAGCTCAAGCATGACATCGCCATCGTCTGCCTTACCCACCTTGGCAAATCGCAGAATACAATCATCTCCCTCCGTTGTGAACGCAGGGTCAAGGGCGGCAATCGTCTTAATTCCTCCACCAGCCCATATCACCTTCTCCCTAGCTCTGCCTTCCGTAATCATGGCGGAGTCAAGGATGGTGTTTCTAGCTCCACTACGGATCCACATTCCACGGCAATAGCTATTCCATTCAAGGCTACCTTCTCCAAAGTTCTTGCGGATGATGTCCACGTTATCTTGGGAGAATAGGTAGGGATAGACTACTCGACCAGCTTTCACGTTTGGAGATTTCAGTCCATCAAACCTAACGCACACACCAGACTTTGTTTCCCAATGCTCGTCATCATCGTGAATAGATCCCCATCCCATTCTGGGTTCGCAGAATAGTCCATGCGGATCAAACATGGAGGAGGCGTTGGCAATGGCAATGAAATGGTAGAAGTCCGTTCCAACTTCCAAGTTGGCTCTGGCACTAAACACAGCAGGATTGGTCTGTGCCGCTTCGTCAACCATGATCACCATGCGAGGCAAGTGAACACCCTGTAATTTACCCACTGCTTGCTCAACGGCTCCAGAGTCCACTGCAAGGGCTATGATACTGCTCCTATCGTCGCCTTTCTGGAACTGGATCTTGGTCTGGGAATCAACTACGTTAAGCCCAAACAACGGCACTGCTGGCCTTACAAACCGCATCATTTCGCTCCAGATACGCCCTCGGAGGGAGGGAACCGTGGTACTCGTCAATGCTACTCGTGTCATCATCGGCTTTGCTAGATACTCAACCAGAGATAGCAATGTGAATGTGAATGTCTTTCCTGCGGCGGCGCACCCAGTCACTCCTATCTCTCGGTAGTTAGTCCATGCCCACAGAGCTAGTTCATTCCAATCATTCCAAGAACGAATCACATCGGGCCACAACATGGCAATGACGTGCTTGATATGCTGTCCCCTGCTGATCCCAGAGAAACGCTCTGGGTTGGCATCCCCCACCATCAGCAACTCTATTTCGAGTTGCGTGATGGCTGGATGCTTACTGAAATCTAGTCCGTAGGTCTGGAGCTTCAACGAAGCTGGCTACGTATTGCCTCAAGAGCACTCTTGGGCTTTCCACGATGGCTAACCTCTTCATCAGAAGTAGACCCCTTGGAGATGCGAGGCTGAACCTTGGCATCCTCTGCCGCCCTGTTCTTGTACTTGGCAAGCTCGGCCTTGAGCTTGGCGTTCTCGGAAGCGAACTCCGAAGCAATAACTGCAAGGTGAGGGACAGCCGCAAGCTCTTGTTGTGAGGCATTACCATGAATGATGTTCTTGGCTTTCTCAAGGCGGCTCTTCACCAGCTTGTCGTGATCCTCGTCTCCGGTAAGCCTAAAGAACTCGCTCTTCTGTGCCAGATGCTCGGTAACCCGATCAAAGTTCTTATTGATGGTCTCTAGCGTCTTGGCTTGACTCTCCTGCTCTGCGGCTTGTAGTTGGTTCGCAGTCGTTCGATAGTCTCCCAACGCCGTCTCCAATGCGTTCCTTTTCTGGTCTGCATCGTTAATGAGAGAAAGAAATTGAGCAGAAGCCGCACCACCACCGAAGGATTCGTCAATGAAGCTAATCCGTTCCCGCCCCTTAAGCGATAGAGCTTTCTCTGCGATTGTCTCATCTTCTGCAATCTCCCTGGCAAACTCGGTAGCCGCATCAACAGCAGTTTTGTAGGGTTGTTCATAAGTGTTTTTGAATTTAGGGGAACGCTCAAAGGCAGTACGCTCTAGCTCTGCCTCCATCTTCTCTAGCTTCTCCTTGTAGGTGAGAACCTCGGTGTCCTTGGCTTTAAGCGATTCCTCATAAGCCTCTGCCTTCTTGCGAAGCTCGGCAATGTTATCCTCCTTGGATTTCTTTTTAGGCTCCTCCTTGGTAAGCTCTGGGTCTTTGGATAGATCAAGATCAGAAAGATCAAACTCGGATTCAACTGCCTCCTGCTTTGCTTTCTTCTCTTTTTTAGGCTCGTCCTCAATGGGTCCAGAGTTCTTGCCATCCATCTCGTTAAGAAAACTCTGGATGTCTTGGTCTGGAACTGCATCAAAACCAGCAGGAGTGCGAACCACATCTGGG